CTAACCGCATAGGCAAGTCATTCTCTGGTGCGGCAGAGATGAGTTACCATCTAACAGGCATATATCCTGACTGGTGGAAAGGCAGACGTTATAGTCAACCTATTACAGCGTGGGCAGGTGGTGTATCTAACGAGACAACAAGAGACATTGTACAGTATGAACTATTGGGTTCCCCAGATGATCCTGATGCGTTTGGGTCTGGTGCGATACCTAAAAATAAAATAATAAAAACGGAACGTAAACCGGGTGTACCTAACGCAAAAAGTGTTGCTCTTATACAACACGTTTCGGGTGGGAACTCTTCTTTACACTTTAAAGCCTATGAAATGGGTGTTGACAAGTGGCAGGGACGTAGTGTAGACTGCATATGGCTAGACGAGGAGCCAAGCAGGGAGTTGTATTCTCAGGCAGTTACTCGTACTCTGGACAGAAAAGGTATGGTATACATGACTTTTACGCCAGAATCAGGCATGACAGAGACTGTTGCATCCTTTATGAACAACCTACAGTCCGGTCAAAGCCTTACAAACGCTACATGGGATGACGCTAGTGAGTCTGTTACCTCTATGAAAGGAGGTAAAGGACACCTAAACGAAGACGTTATGACCCAGATTCTCTCTAGTTACTCCCCACATGAGAGAGAAATGAGGAGATATGGCAGACCTAGCATTGGTTCTGGCCTTGTTTTCCCTGTTCAAGAAGATAAATTAATGATTGATCCTATACATTTAGAGGATCATTGGCCCAGAATAGCGGGTATTGACTTTGGTTGGGATCACCCAACGGCTGTAGTATGGGTAGCATGGGACAAAGATGAGGACGAATTGTACATATATGACTGTTATAGGCAGTCTAAAGCCAGTCCTTCAGTACACGCTAGTCACATCAATACGCGTGACAGTAGTGTGCCTATAGCCTACCCACATGACGGAAACAGGCGGGATAGCATGGGTAATCCGGGCCTTGCTGATCAATACAGAAGCCACGGATGTAATATGCTATTAGAACATTTTACAAACCCTCCTGCATTAGGTCAAAACAAAGGCGGTAACTCTGTAGAAGAAGGACTAATGGATATGTTGCAGTATATGGAGCAAGGAAGGTTCCATGTATTTAATACACTTGCCGATTGGTTTGAAGAATTTAGGATGTATCACAGAAAAGGCGGGAAGGTCGTAGCATTTAAAGACGATCTAATGAGTGCCACAAGGTACGCTGTCTTATCACGAAGGTTTGCTGTTTCAAGCAGTGATCCAAAATGGACAAACGAGATAGAATATAAACACTATGGCATCATCTAATATAACGGACGAAGAACTATTAAGTAGAGTGCAGGGAGAAATCTCTGACGCTTTAGGATACAGTGATACTATATCCAAGCAGAGAGAAACTGCTATGGATTATTATTATGCTTTGCCTTTTGGTAACGAAGTAGAAGGCAGAAGCCAGTACGTTGACTCTTCTGTAATGGATACTATTGAGTGGATTAAACCATCCCTTATGCGTGTGTTTGCATCTGGCGAAGAAATGGTTACGTTTGAACCTCATGGCCCAGAAGATGTAGAGTCCGCTTCTCAAGCAACAGACTATGTTAATCACATATTTACTAAAGATAACAATGGTTGGGAAATCTTATACACTTGGTTTACTGATGCTTTACTACAAAAGAATGGTATTGTAAAAGTATGGTGGGATGAGTATGAGGACTGGAACCGAGAAGAATATAACGGTCTTGACGAACAAGAATTTAATTTGTTAGTAATGTCTCCTGAAGTAGAGGTTATAGAGCATACACCATATGTCGATGAGTACGGTGCAAAACATGACGTTGTTATTAAACGTACAGAATACTCAGGCAGAGTAAAAATTGAAAACGTACCACCCGATGAGTTTCTTATTAGTAGAGAGTCAAAGTCTATAGAAGACGCTAGGTTTGTTTGTCATCGAGTGCAAAAGACTTTATCAGAGTTACGGCTAATGTATCCTGATGAAGACTTAGACGGTGAAGAACTAGGTGGAGGAGATGACGATATAGATGCTTTTTCTTCTGAAAGATTAAGCCGTTATCAGTTTGATGATAGTGCTAATTACTTTGGAGGTTGGGGCGCACCTGCTGATGAAGAGGCTTTACAAACTTATTGGTTGCACGAATCATTTATTAAAACAGACTATGACGGTGACGGCATTGCAGAGTTAAGAAAGATTTGCAGTGTAGGCAGTAAAATATTAGCCAATGACGCTATTGATAAGATTCCATTTGTAAGTATTACACCAGTAAAGATTCCTCATAAGTTCTTTGGATTATCTATTGCAGACCTTATTATGGATTTGCAATTAATTAAATCTACGCTTATGCGTAACCTAATGGACAATATGTACAACCAAAACTTTGGTAGGTATGCAGTCCTAGAAGGTCAGGCTAACCTTGATGACCTGTTGTCTCAGCGTCCGGGCGGTGTAGTAAGAGTTAAATCACCTAACGCTATTATGCCGTTAGCAACACCACAACTTGAAGCGTCTTCATTCCAGATGCTTAGTTACCTTGATGAGCAAAGAGAGTCACGAAGTGGTGTAAACAAATACAGCCAAGGTCTTAACGACAACGCTTTAACAAGTCATACAACGGCTACAGCAGTAAACGCTACTATGACAGCCGCTCAGTCCAGAGTAGAGTTAATAGCCCGATGCTTTGCTGAGACTGGTGTAAGAGATTTAATGCGTAACATTTACGAACTTGTACTTAAAAATCAAGACCATGAACGTGTTGTTAAACTTAGAAACAAATGGATTCCTGTTCGACCTGATATGTGGCGAGACAAAATGGATTGCACAGTTGCAGTAGGTATTGGTAATGGTAACCGTGACCAACAGTTAATGCACTTGACTACTATGATGCAGTTTGCAGGAGATGCAATGCGCGGTGGTTTAAACATTGTAACAGAAAAGAATATGTATAACATGGGAGCGGCTCTTGTAAAGAACATGGGCTTCCAAAATGTAGGCGATTTCTTAACTGATCCTGATATGGCTCCACAACAGCCTGATCCGGGTCAACAAGAAAGACAAATGGAGATGCAGATTAAACAGCAAGAACTCCAGATTAAAGCCGCAGACCTTCAGTTGAAACAGCAGAAACTTCAGCAAGAAGCCGCTGACTCTGCCGTTGATGCTCAACTTAAAGCGGCAGAACTGCAACTAGAAGCACAACAAAATAGACCCATTGCTATAGGATAAATATGAACGAACTAAGAGAGGAACACGCTAAACGCCTCCTCACTGATCCGTTGTTTAACGAAGCGTTTGAAACGCTAGAAAAAAATTTACTAAACTCTTGGAACTCTTCGGGAGTTAGTGAACACGAAACCAGAGAACAAATCTGGTTGTCATTAAGACTCCTTGAGAGGATACGCATTCATCTAACCAGTATTGTAGAAACTGGAGATATGGCGAAGAAACTAAAGGAATACCAATTGTAGGAGATTATTATGGTGGATAACCAATCAGGCCCACAACTTGTCGGAGAACTACCTGAAACACCCGGTAGCATATCCGAAGCCCAAGATGCAATACTTGGACTCATGGACTCATTAGAGAAACCGGAAGAGGAAGAGCAAGCATCGCCGTCTGAAGAAGTAACTGAAGACGTCTTAGAGGAAGAATCTGATGAAGTTGAAGAAGAAGGTGAAGAACCGGATGAAGATACTGAGGATGATGAATCTGAGGAATCCGATGAAGAAGAAGTTGAAGACGACTCGGAAGAGACGACTCTCTATACTGTAACGGTAGACGGAGAGGAACATGAAGTCACTGAAGAAGAACTCGTTAACGGCTACTCCCGACAAGCGGATTATACAAGGAAAACTCAACAACTTGCAGAATATCGAAAGCAGATAGACAATACAGTCGAGCAGTATCAGGCTGAAATTGCCAAGACTCAGCAAGCCAGAGAACAGTACGTTAGTGCTGTCGCACAAGCAATTGAAACAAACTACTCACATTTAAATGAGTTCCGCAACATTGATTGGAACAGACTTAAGACTGAGGACAGGGAAGAATATTTAATCAAAAGCCATGAGTACACTCAGGCTCAAGAACAAATTCGATCTCTACAAGACGCTCAGTCAAAAGCCCAACAAGAACAGCAAACTGCATCACAACAAGAGATGCAAAGAGTTGCTATGCAGGAACATCAGAAAATGGCTAGTATCATCCCTGACTGGGCAGATGATGGTAAACGACAAGCAATACAGAAAGCCGTTGCTGAATTTGCAATAAGTAAAGGATATAGCCAAGATGAGTTAAATCAACTTGTGGATCATAGATCAATTATTGTTTTAATGCAAGCAAAAGCATATGAAGATATGCAAAGCAAACAAACTACTGCAAGGAAAAAGAAAGTAAAGAATAAACCTAAAGTAGTTCGTAGCAAAGCAAAAGCGAACAAAGCAGATAATGACAAAACTAAACGTGCCAAACAAATGAAACGTCTACAGCAGACAGGAAGGGCAGAAGATGCCGCAAGTCTGTTTGAAGATTTTATAGAACTATAATAATAAAGGAGTCATTTTATGGCAATCGCAACAAATACTAGGACAACTTACGGTGCTATTGGTATCCGTGAAGACCTAAGTAATATCATTTATAATATTAGCCCAATGGATACGCCATTTTTATCTGGCATAGGCAAAGGGTCGGCTGACAATACATTGTTTGAGTGGCAGACAGACGAACTAACTGCCGCCGCCGCTAACCAACAGTTAGAAGGCGATGACAGCATGGACGCTCTTGCAGTTGCAGAGCCTACTCGATTAACGAATTATTGTCAAATTTCATACAAAGCGGTTCAGTCAAGTGGAACGGCAGAAGCGGTTGATTTTGCAGGTCGAAAATCAACTCAGGCTTATCAACTTGCAAAACGTGCTAAAGAAATTAAACGAGACATGGAAAAAATGCTACTGTCTAACGACGTAAAAGCCGCGGGCGCGGCGGGTACTGCTCGTAAGACGGCGGCTGTAATGTCTTGGCTAGGCACGACTTCGGCAGGGACATCGAACATCATTCTTGGTTCGGCTTCTCCTGTTGTTGGTGTTGTTAACAACGGTGGCAGTTCTCCTGCTGTCGGCCCTGATGGAACTACTGTTGCATCTTTTGGTACTTCGGCTGTTCTAACGATGG